TGCTGCGCATCGTTTGATCGGCAAACCAGTAGTACGGCAGGCTCAGTGCGGCCGCCGCCTGCTTGGCGTCGATCATCGGTTCGTCGTCGGCAATGCCTGTGTTGTGGTTGTTCATGATTGCGTTCTCCAGCAGCGGTCTTGCCACGCGCACATCCGGCATTCGAAGTGGGTCTGGTCAGCGAAGGCGCGCGGCAGGAGTTCTGCTGCCTCGGTCGCTGTGATCACCTTCACCGCCCGATCCGACATGCGTTGGGCAAGGGCTGCGTCAAAGGGGACGAGCTCGACGTAGATATCCATCGTGTCGGCGTTCACCGCCGTGAAAATCGCCGGGTGCTCGTGTAGTTCGAGATAGGCCTGATACAGCGCGACTTGCGCCGCGTAGACAGGCTTGGAAATGGCGAGCCGGTTTTTCTCCAGATCGCGCCAGGACTTCGAGCCGAGGCACTTGTTTTCCCAAAGAGCCGGGTAGGCGAAGCCATCGGGACCACCGACGAACACGCCGTCGATGTGGCCCTGCAGGCGTCCGTCAGCCACCGAGAAACCGAACTGCTCGCCGTCGGCCTTGTGTGTGCGCAGATCGAAGCCCGCATCCCGCAGCCATCCGACCATGCACTCTTCGTTGACGTGGCCACGCTCAAAGATGCGCAATATCCGACCCTGCACGTCGCGCCCGTAGTCGACCGGTGCTTGCGCAAACTCGTACTGCAGCGCGCGTTCGCAAGCCACGCCCAACCGGGATGCGCCAAGGTAGTGGCGCACCGATTGCCGGGCACGCGCTCGCTGCAGACCGGTATCGACCAACACGCTGATTTGCCCGGATACGCTTGCCGTGGAATTGAAGTCCATCATGGCTTCGTCTCCCACGGCAGATCGTCCTCAAGATCGGCAAACGGGTTCGCCAAGGGATCGGGCGTCGGAGGCATGCCGCGCACCGGCGGAAACTTGGTCGCCTCGTGATGCTCGACCATTGCCTCGGTGTAGCGGGTGACGATGGCGTCGATAACCCGCAGCGCTTCGGCTTCCGAGTAATCCCCGAGCGGTTTCGTGAAGCCGATTTCGCCAGCAGCTTCACCGAACGCCTTCAGACACTTTTTCATCGAGGCGATCTCGATGTCAGAGGGATCGATCATCACGACCTCCCTGCGCTTGCCCGGCTCGTCCTTGGCTTTGAGCCAGTTGCCGTACATCGCGTGAAAGACGTTCTGGCAGCGCTGCGAGCAGAACGCCCAGTCGATGGGGTAGCGGCGGGGATTGCCGATACCGTGTTGGTTGTCGGTGTGACCGAATCCCCGCGCCTGTCGCTTGCAGACCCAACACTTTCCGCTCATACATGACCGCCTCCCGGCTGCGATCCACTCCGGGCACGAACGACATGCTCGGCGCAGAAAGCATCCAACTCGACGTAGTCGTTCCGAATGGCGGTCGTGCCGATGCGCCCACCCTTCGGATGGCGGCAGCGAGCGATACGCAAGCCGCCAATGTCGCTGGCACTTGTTGGATCAAGATGATGGCAATTGCCACAACGTTTTCCGTTCATGCCCACGCTCCTACTGTGCCCAGGCTGGCTTGCCCGTGGCAGCCGGACGCTGAGGAGTTGCATGGGACGTGACCGATTGCGCTGGCGCAGCAGAACTGGCGCTGTTCGGCGCCTTGGACGCCATTCCCATCAGTGCCGCGTAGTCCTTGTGATCGGGTTCAACGGCAAGTTTGACGACGTTGCGGTTCTCGCCCTTGGCGTCCTTCTCGACATCCACCCGGGCCAGAAACTCGATGCCATCCAGGTCGGCGAAGCCGTTGATGCGCCGGGCAGTGGCGGCTTGGGGTGAGTTGTCCTGAGGCAAGACATTGCGAGCGGAATTGAGGATGCCGCGAATCATGCTGCGGCCCATCTGACCCCAGGCTGGCCCTTTCCTGGATTGCAGGCCAATGTTCGACCACATCTTGCGTTTGGCAAACGGGCCTTCCAGCACGACGAACTCGCAGGCAAGGTAGACGCTGCCGGTGTCGAAGCTCTCGGTGGCATAGCCCCCGGTCCAACCCTGGGCAGGATCGTCGTGACCGCCCGGCTTGATCGTCATGCGCACCTTGACGAGCGCGCCCTTGGGGATGAGATCGAAACCCTGTTGCTGTTCTGCATCGTTGAAGTCCTGCCATGTGTTCTGGTTCATGTTTTTCTCCTTGAATTGGGTAAATGCGATGGATTGGCCTGCGGCCTCAGTTGCTCTGGGTGCCGATGCATTTCTGGATGAGCTTGCCGAGATCCGGCTCCTCGATAGCGTCGAGGCGACCACTACGGTCCTTGCTCGGGTAGCCAAAGGTGTTGTCGGCGCGGGTGACAAAACCTCGGTAGGTCGTGCCGTCGTCGGCCTTGAGAATGGCCAGTGTCACGACCTCGTCGAGGACGCCAGGCAATTCCAACGCGGTCTTGCTGCCCTCCAGCTGCAGCTGGTAGTAGCGGCGGTTGAAGTCATCGGTCTTTTCCTCGAGGATGGCGACGTAGATGACGTGCTTGTCCCGGACGTGTTGCAGGTGCGTGAGCGCCGTGATCATTTCCTGGCCCAGCATGCCGTAAGCGCCCCGACTATCCGGTTTGCCGTTCTTCTCGCTGAAGGCCTGCGGCTGGGTCTTGCACCAGGCGAAGCACAGGCGCGAGAGCACGGTCAGGCTGTCGACAAAGTAGGTGTCGTATTTGGCCAGCTGTGCCGGGTCGCCATACCGGGCGCAGACATGCTCGAAGTGGGCCTGCGAGAACGCCTGTTCGGCGGTGGCGGTCGGCATTGGGCCGGCGAGGAACACCACGAGATCGCGGAACTCTTGCCAAGTGCGCGGCCGCACGGTGTCACCCGGCCAGTCGCGCACCGAGAGATCGCCAGCCTCGAGATCGACGAACAGCGTGGAATCGGCCGGTAGGGTCTTGAGTTGGGTGGTCTTGCCTACGCCGGGGAAACCGACCAGGCCGACCTTGGCGCTATGCCGCTCGCGCATCCGTTCATCGGCTGAAATGATGGGTAGAGACATTACGCAGCCTCCTTGAGCAGATCGGCGACTTCAGGCCGCCAGAGGATTTGGTAGCCGGAGTGCCCGTTGCGGGAGTACGGCAAGGCTTCGCCCCATGCCTGGCCGGCATCGGTCAGTTCCCACTCGTCGCGGTCGTTGCGATTCTGGAAACCCGGGCCAGCCAGCCGGAGGTTGACCGCCCTGGCCGACAGACCGATTTGCTCACCGAGCTTTGTCGGGTTCACCGCTGCCAGAGGATCGTTGCAGGCGGGCAGCGCCCGACGCATCGTCTCCACCGACAGGCCAGTGTTCTCCTGGATACAGGTGAGCGTCGCTGCCATGGCGATGCCCTGCTTGACACCGGGCACCTTCGCCACCGCCTCGCCGATCATCAGGATGGCGGTGACGCGGTCCTGGGTTGGCGCCGGCAGTGCAGCCACGGAGCCGGGAACGGCATAGGAACCAGTCTTGCGGATCGAGGGCAGCACCTCGTGGGTCACCCAGCGCTTGAAGCGCTTGGCTTCGGGCTTACGGCTGCCGAGCACCAGGTTGAAGAGACCGGACTCGTTGACCACTGTCATCTCCTGCTGCCCGCCAGGGGTGTGAATTGAACTCACCCCCTTTTCGTCTTCGTCCAGGCGCTCAAGCGCCTTGCGATCGAGGTTCAAAGTGGACAGCAGGTCGGCGGCGACGAACCTCGGCTCGCCGTCCTGGCCAATGACAACACGCACATCATGCGACTCGAAGTCGAAGGCGACGATCTGGTTCATTTCGTTACCTCCACCGCGATCACGCCCACCGTGCCCGAGCCGAGGCAACCATTCTCACGGGCCAGTGTGTAGAGGCTGTCGAGCGCACTGCGGCGGCGGTGGATGCTCGCGCTCTCAGCATTGAGGGTCTGGATGGCGAAGGCCACTTCATCCAGGGTGGCGTCGAGCAGAGGCTTCTCCACCAGATTGCCGTAGCGGTCCTGATAACGGATCGCGGCGGTCAGGTGTTCGCCGGAATAAGCACCGAGCTTGGCTTGCAGAGATTGATGCAGGGTTGGGATCTTCATTCGTGATGCTCCTGGATGAGGGCAATCCGATAGCTGGTCTTGCCGGGTTTGACGGTACGGGCCTTGGCGAACGTCTCCTTGAGGGTCGTCGGCCAGGCGTTGAAGCGGGTCTCGGGAATCGAGTAATCGGTGTCGATGTAGTCACCGACCTTGTCGCCGGCAGCGGCGATGCGCTGGGCGATTTCGGCCAGTTGCGGCTGATCCCAGCTGACCTTCTTGGGCATCTCGAACTTGATGTGCAGCGGGCCGTCGCTGATGTGGGCGGTGCCAAAGTCGCGGCCGGAGTCGCGCAGTGTGGTGCGGCCCTGTTCGCCGAAGCGTTGATC